GCTGGCCAAGCTGCCCAAGCTGCCAAGGGCACTTTCGATCGCCTCAACAATGGTATCGACGCCCTTCACACAATGCTCAAAACTGCCGCCCAATCTGTCACTGACGCCTTCGCCTGGCTTCAAGCAAACTTCGACCTCGCCATGAATGTCTTCTGTTTCGTCTATGTTTGCTGGTATCGTCTGGCTGAGCTCGTTTTCAAGCGAGAGATGACCACCGTCGAGCGAGGTATTTTTCTGGCTTCTTGCCTGAAACTTGGCTTCGCCGCCGCTGATTTCGTCACTCGCGATAACAACCGACCTCAATTCGGTGAGAAAACCAACGTGGGTGGCGGCGCTCTCTCTTTCGCCGTCATGCTCTCCACAATGCTATTCTCTCGTACCCCCGACTTCCGAAAACTCGACAAGTTCTCAAAGCTCTTAGCGGATCTTCCCAAACTCGCTGAGGGCGCTGCTTGGACTTTTGACAAAGCCGTTGAACATATCCCCAAGTTTGTCAACGCTCTTTGTGAATCCATCGGAATGCCAACATTCTTCACCGAACCTACTCTCCACCCTGAGATAGTCGACTGGGCTAAAGCTGTTGCCTCTTATGAGGAACAGTTTGTCCGAGGTGTTTTGCCTCGTGACATCGTCACCCGCAATCATGTGACTGCCCTTGTTGTTCGTGGTCGTAATTACCTTATGTCCCCAAAACGCGAACAACTTGGCCCTGTCGTCTGCGCTCATGTCGAGAAGCTCCAACAACTTGCTTTCAAGATGGCTGTCACTATCAACGCCAATACCGCCAATGCCAATCTCCGCCCTGTACCCGTCTTCGTGTTCATCCACGGATCTTCGCACGTGGGAAAGAGCTTTAGTGCCTACCCTCTCATGCAAGATGTCCTTACCTATCCTGGCATCTGTGACCCTGTTCTTCTTCAAGCGATCCTCTCCAACATCGCTCATGGTGTTTACTGTCTCACTCCTGAAACAGTTTACCGCGAGGGTTGGTGTGGTCAACTCATCACGTACATCGATGATTTCGGCCAATTCAACACTGACCGCCACCCCTCCCCGGATGACGAATGGATGTTCATCATTCGTGCCGCTTGCAATTTCGCCTATGAACTGCACACTGCAGCCATCGAGCGAAAGGGCAACACCATGTTCACTTCTGAGTTCATCCTCGCCACTACTAATCTCAACAAGGTCACCAGCAATTCCCTCAAGTGCATCGAAGCCTTCCATAACCGTATCACCCTCCCCCTCCGTGGTATCCCTGCCCGCGATTTCCGCATCGCTGGCTGGGAGAACCTTCCCGTTGAGGAGTGGGTCTTCGATAAGGAGAAGACCAAGCACTTTGGCGCTGTATATGAACCCAATGCCACCGTGTTCCTCATCGAGAAGATCGACCCCAAGACTGGCACCATCCTCCCTGGTGACGGGCGCGAGTACACTCAGCGCCAGATCAGCATCATGATCGCAGAAATGATGTTAGATAAACGTCGCCAATTCAATTCCCTCTCCCAGAATATGCACGATCGCATGTCCTTCAATGTCGACGTCTCCGAGCACATCGTCTCAGGCTCGTTCTGGGAAGCCGAAGCCGACCCTCTTGGCTATCTCAAGTTCTTTGAACGACCAGACGTGAAGCAACTTCTCAAGTTGCTTGAGCCCTGGTGGCTTGATTTTTGCCATGACCACAACTTCGCCCCTGACATTCCTGCCCTGTTCAACCCCCAAGACGTGGAACTTCTCAACGCAACCCAAGAACTCGGACGAGTTGCTTGGCAACAGTTGCTAAAGAGTCGTGCTCTCGTTATGTACACTCCCGCTCCAGCCAACACTGAGCTCACTGCTCCGCAATCGTACGCGGGCATTCGCACAGTTGTCAATCGAACCCTTAAGTGGGCCTCTGAGCACAAACTTCTTCTCTTTGCTATTGGCGCGCTCCCTATTGCCGCCGTCGCTATTCGAGCTCTTTGGAAAGTCCTTTTCCCTGAGGTCGGCTTTCGTCCTCAAGCTAGTGGTGATTCCAGCCACGAAGCTAAAACTCGAAAAGAGAAGAAACCTCGCAAACGCTTCCAAGATCCAAAACGATACACACAACAAAGCGGGCGCGACCAAAGTTGTTTCGACATCTCTCAATCCGTTCTCGAACACAATCTCCTTGTTGTCGCCGATGCCAAGAAACGGCCACTTTTCCACATGTTAGCGCTTCAAGACATGATTTTCCTTATGAACCATCATTCTTATACCATGTTGGATGACCTTTCCAAGGAAACTCCAACTTTTGGTTGCTACATGTGGAAGCTGGGCGAGCCTCAAACCGCCTGGGTCCTTCGCCGCGACCACATCATCGTTCCTTACAAGGAAATCGGCCCCGACCTCATTCTAGTCGATCTCTCTCCCACACGCGACAAGTCCTGGAAGTGGCAGTTGTGGCCCAATATCGTTCGCCACTTTTTCAGCCACGAGTTCTTCGATCGCATGGTTGACATCGACCATCCCATTGACATCCTCTATCGAACCTCCTGCGGCAAATCTTCCGTAGTCGAGAAGGTTCCAGCTCGCATCGAGACCTCCTATCTTGACCTAGATAGTGGGGATACGATCGAGTTTGAGGAATCTGTCACCTACGACCTTCCAACGAAGGATGGCGACTGTGGGATACCAATCTTCCTACATCAAGACAACACACAAGGCCAAAAGATACTCGGTTTACACACCGGTGGATATCTTGGAAAGTCGGGGTTCTCGTCCCTTATTTTCCAAGAGGACCTGATACCCCATTTGCCCAAATTTGAAGCCGGTAAAAGCCCAGTTGATGTCAAAATTCACAAAGCTCAGGCACGTGCTACTCTTGATCTCCAAATCGCTACCATCCCTGTGTTCGACCTTGCCGAGAGCGTTTATTTCACCCGCAAAACCGCCCTTCGCCCAACCAAAGTTCAACAAGTTTGGACCCCGAAGCGATTTCCTGCCGATCTCGTGGGGGACGAGTTTCACGATCCCTATGACAAGATGATAGACAAACTCATCAAGGTCAAACCCCTACCCGATTTCACACTCTACGAAGCCGCGTGCGCTAGTTTCTTTTCAGACATATTCAACGCGAACGCAACAGCCTACGTCCCAGTCCAACCCCGTATCCTCACCGATGAGGAGGCGGTTTTCGGTCTCAACAATGGCCTCTTCCACGCGCTACCCACCAAGACTTACCCTGGGTACAGCCTCGCCCATATCCGTATTCCTGGTTACACAGGTCGTGAACCATGGCTCGGAAAGCGTGTTGAAGGTCAACCCCTCGAATTTGGACCCCTCTGGTCCGAATATCTCCCAACCATACGCCACTACGAGGCGCTCCTTGCCCAAGGCACCGTCCCTGAACGTATCTCCACCGATTTCATGAAGGACGAACAGCGCGATCTCGATCCCATCACCAACAAGCCCAAGTTGGTCCGACCGATTATGGCTGACGAGTTGTGGACCAACGTCCTCGATCGCAAGTACTTTGGCGCCTACGAGTGCGCCGTTGTCAACGGACGCGTCCGCTCCCCTGTTACCATCGGGATCAACCCGAATGGCCTCGAGTGGAACTCTCTCGCGCGCCACCACAATCCACACGCTGCTTGTGATTTCGACGTCAAACAATGCGATAGCAGCGAGCAAACCTACATGGGAATGTGTGGTTGCGCACAGATTAACGCGTGGTATCGCTCCAGCTCCGACTGGAAACCTGAACATGACACCATCCGTTATGGCCTTATGTGGCTCGCCTACAATCAGGTTCACGCACACAGCGCCACCATCCCACGAGAATGGGCCTCCACCGACATTCCTTTCACCACGTCCGGCGATCTTATTCATGCTGCCCTTCTGTACCGATTGCATGATGTGAAGACTACCGGCGGCCAGAAAACCATCTTCGTTACAACCACTGACGTTGGGGTTGGCGTTCGCTACGCCTACCTTGCCTTTTGGCTCAAGAAGTATGGGAATTTGGCCCCAATCACCCACTTCGCCGACTATCTTCGCCAGAGCCATAATGGTGACGACTTCATCGTTAGCCCTGGACCCAAACACGACCCCGAGTTCACCCCAGAGACTCTCAAGTTCTGGATGGCTGACTTAGGCTTTACCCTTCAACCCCCCGAGAAGAAGGATGGTGTGCTCACAGACAACTGGAAGCCCCTCACCGAGTGCCAGTATCTTAAGCGCACTTTCTATCTCGACTCGGAGCTTGCCCTCTACCGTGGAGCTTTATACGTTGATGTTGTCACTGACGCGCTCTGTTGGCATCGCAAAGGTTGCCTAGAGCTGCCCCAAGTTATTGAAAACTATCAAAGTGGTCTCCTCTACTTGGCTCAGCATCCAAGAGAAGTCTATGACCGCGAAGCCCAAAAGATGCGAAGCGGGTTGGTTCAAGCCTATGATCTTCGACTACCCTACCCGCCTTACGGAATTGCCCGACAACAGAGTCTCGGAATGCGGGACTACGTGGGTGTTGAGGTCCTTGCCCCCTCGGCTGGCTTACATGCAGCCGCCTTACCGGGGCAAGATGATAGCCCAGGGGTTCCCCTTGTTGCCCAAACCGGGGGCTTGGAATCGTCTTCCATTTCCCTCCCTGAAAGTCCGTATAAGAGCACCGATTTCATGGAGTCCACCACCATTTTTCCCGACGGCAGTGTCCCAGAGCCTACGTCGCGGCATTACAAGTGTCAAAGTGCTAGCGCAGTCGCTTCGCAGACCGAAATTCCAAACGACAATCGTGAGACTCCTGACACGATTATTTCCTCTGCTGGTGCTTCTGTTGTTAGCATGCCTGCTGTCACCCAAAATGCTCCTGCGCCTGTCCTCGCGACCACGAGCAAGAAGATTTCTTCCTATGAGGTTCGTTTTGCGCGACCTTACGTGTTTCGGCGCGGCGTATATAATAGTTCCCACGTAACTGGTACTGTTATTTTCAGCGATCGGCTGCCTTCAGCCTTTTGGACTGATTTTACGTCCACGCTCAAGCAATTGCAAGACATCTTCCATGGTATGATGGGTGCCCGCTTCTCCCTCAAGTTCCAGATCGTTGTCAACGCTGGCCCTGGTCAAGGGGGGGGTTTTCGCCTAGTCTTCATTCCTGGGGACTCCACCCTCTGCACCGAGGTTTTGCTCGAATACGTCTTCATCACCAAACAAACGCGTCAAGCGATTGTCAACCTCGCCACCGCTTCTTCTGGTGAGATGAATGTTCCCTTTATCTCGCCCTCCGATTACCTCGACCTTACCAACTCTATCCCCAACCAGGATTTCGGAACCATTGCCCTCGTTGCAGACACGGCTCTCGCTGGCACGCCCACTGCTGCCGACTTCACCGTGTATGTTAGTGGTTTCGACCTCGAACTCGGAGTTCCTGGCCTTCCAGCCGCCGATGCCGAGCCTCGCCGTTACCGCCCTCAAAGCCGTCACACCAAGGCCAAGCACGTCAAAGCTGATTGGGGCATGTCCGCTGCTGAAGCTGCCTACCACAACAAGCACACTGCGTCCGTCAACGGGGTGCTTGATATCGATGGCAGCCGAGGCGGCGGAAGTGGCCCCGTCTCCAATCTTCTGGACAAAGCTGGTGATCTTGCTGGCATGCTTCCAGGTCCTATTGCCGCCCCTGCCAACACCATCATCAGTGTCGCCAAAGGCATCGCCGGTCTTTTCGGCTTTAGCCACGAGCGCGTGGATTCCTACATGTGGAGCAACGCTAACTCAGTTCCTAATCCTTTCACCAGTGATGGCCACGAGTATTGTATCGTGGCGGCCTGTCACAAAGAGGCCCAACAAGTGCACTGGCGCGAGATATCTGGCAGCAGCGTGGATGAGATGACTATCTCCCACTCTGTTGAACGCTGGGTTTATGCTGGTTCTTACACGCTTTCCACTGGCGACACACCAAACACCACCAACTATTTTCGCCAAATGGTTGGCCCTACCCAATGGGACACTTCACGCACACTTCACGGTCTTGCTGGCCAACGCATTGGTCCTGACTTCAGCGTGTACGCGCAGTGCTGCTCACTCTGGCGCGGCAGCTTTGCTGAGAAGCACGTTGCCTACCCAGTTTTTGGGCAGTCTGCGCGCCTCACGCTGTCGAAGTGGACCCACTGGTACAACTCTCCTCCTGCCTATACTGAACAAGACTCACAATGGACCGATTCTGTTGTGTGGGAGCTGGAGAAGGACACTGAAGCGTGCATCAACTTTCCCTACGAACACCCCTACCCGATGCTTCGCGCCGGAGACACTATCGGCCACATCCAAGCGGACTGTACGACTGCCCTGTCGAACACCGAGTCCGCTCCTACGTCCCTCGTGGTCAACCGCTATGTGCGGGCCCTCGAGGACTTTGTGGTCGCTGAGCCTTTCCCCGGCGTGATGTGCACCCCCTTCGCAACCGCGGGTGCAACGGCAGAGCAACCTGTTCGTAGATACCAACCCCAAAGCAAGAAGCTCACGCCTGGCGATTCTTGCATCGTTGCCAACCCTGTGCCCCCTGACATCGTCGAACGCTCTAAGTCTGCCCTAGCCCGCTGCTGGGGTGACTCCTTCGCCTCTGACCTCGTCATTGCGAAGCGTTTCCATCGCGTCTTCACTGTCGCGTCGGGCACAAACCAGGTTGTTTTGCGGCCCAACACCTTCGTCGCCAACACGTCGTTCCTTGGAGCCCTTGCCGTCCTGCCCACCGGCCTGTTCATCACGTGGCTCGATTTGATCGCCCACAAATATGCCGGTTGTCGTGGGAGCACCCATTACTGGAGCCCTCTTGCTGCCTATATTGGGTGGCTTCCGCACACCATTGCAACGACGACCCCCTACGCGCCCGCAAGCGCCGCAAGCGCTGCGAACACGTTAACACACTCCTCGGTGTACCTAGATGCCACGTCTCCCGTGCGCTTCCCGGGCACCTCGCAAACTGTGTTCTCGTGGGTGCGACACTCCTCCGCAGGAAACAACTATCCCCCCGCCGATCCGGCGTATCCCAATGCTCTCGCAACTTGGGACGTACAAGGGGGAAGTTGGAATAACACCAATTTCTTGCGGCGAGTTGGAGATGACTTCGAGTTTCTCCACTATGTTGGCTGGCGCTATTACCGTAATGGCACCATTCCCACGAGCCTTCCTCCGAAGGCTCCTCCGATCCCGACCGTAGCTCTCGAGCTGCACAAGTCGGGGTCGCGCCTCTAGCCCAGGACCTCCCCTGGGCTGTCCAAGCTCGCTGAGCTTCCATCAATCCCAAACTGGCTTGGACAGCCTGGCGGGACTGGGTGGTTTCTGTTCAGCGTTCCCTAAACTGACCTCTAACCGCCCAGCGGGCCCTCTCATATATATATCTTCGTGCGAACGACGCTCATATAGCGAGAAGCGCCTCTCTTAACCTCACACTACTAGCTGCTTGTGAAGGCAGAGAAACGCACGGTGCGGTGGTCCCCGCACTGAAAAGTAG